TAAGAACTTTAAATTGCCCTTCGTCATTTATAATAGATCCTACATGAATTGAAGAACATTCTTGATTATTCATGGTCTGGCATCCTGAAACCAGTAGTATTAAACTAATTATTATTATTTTCATCTTCTATCTCCTTTATACATTCAGCAATAACGGCAACACATTGTGGTACAACTGCATTACCCATACATTTTAGTCTATCTTTCCGGTTATTAACCTTTGAAGCTACTCTAGGCATATCAGGTTCAATATCCCAGTAAGATACATTGGTGTGAACTTCGTCTTCTTCATCAATACTTGTATGATTAATTGGAAAACCCATTAACCATTCAACCCAAGATGGATTTAAAGTTTTAGGTGTGTCATCTCTAACTCTTGGATCATTGCCTAACATTTTTTGTGTTTTGTTGCCTGGTCTACCAGCATGATCTTCATTAGCTGAAGGGGTTGGAAAAAGCCTTTCATCTAATCTATCTTCTAAAGCTCTTATCTTATCAGGAAGAGAATTAGTTTCAGTCCTTCCTTTCTTTTTTAATGTTTCCGGTTTTCTTGCACCTTTCCAATCTCTTGCAGTTGGAGTGGGAAACATACACACAGCCTGTTCTAACTTTGATTTATAACCTTTTCTTTCTAACTGGCCTTCTACAGAGTGCATAGAATCATTCATTCCATTACTTGCGCGAGGCGTTGGCCACATTCTATTAGGCTGATCATCTAAGCTATCAGTAACTGCAGCAGTTAGGCTCCATCCATGTGTACCGTTAATCATAGAAGGACAAGGTTTTTCTGCGTAAGAAGATCGTCCTCCTCTATGTGTTGGCGTGGGCCACAACGAAGCATCTTTGTCTTTGATGGCGGGCTTTGACGGAGACAGCACCAAATACGAAAGTTTGGACTTTGTAGTTTTCATTTTCCAAGTCAGCGACCGTACGGGCGAGTCCCATCTCCATGTTAACAAACCCTTGCACATTTTCTCCAACGATCCATTTAGCCCGGGGCGTGAGGCTTTTAATAACTCGTAACATTTCTGGCCAGAGATCTCGGTCATCTTCCGAGCCTTTTCTCTTTCCTGCTCCACTCCATGGTTGGCATGGGAATCCTCCGAGAACAATGTCAATGTTTCCAATTCTTGATCTTTCGTCTTCATATCTAAACTCCTTAATATCATCGTATACTGGTACGTCTTTCCAATTCTTTTGTAAAACTTTTGTACAATACGGATCTCTTTCTACAAATGCAGCACACTTATAATCTTTTCCATAACCCAGCTCCATGCCAAGAGACATTCCTCCGACACCAGCAAATAATTCAAGACCTTTCATTCTTTTAGGCACTTTGATCGTTTGAGCTGTCTCGCACTGCATTTTCAATTCCTGATTTTATTTTAATGTGTTCGCTATCAAGGATGTCTATTTCATCTTCATCTTTATCTTTAGTTAGATCTATCCAAGCTTCATTTACTAATTCATCAATCATCTTAATTTGTGTTTTTTGTGAGTTAGTTGCTAAGACTCTTAACCTAGCCAGTGTCTCAGTGTATATTCTTGCAGTCGAATAGTTTACAGTTTTTTCTTGCATTATTGCCTCCTCTCAATTAGGTTTACATAAATATGTAAACTAATTTCTATTTTGAGTAAAGGAGAAATTATGAATGCTAAGATGCCAGTGATTTGGCATAACTATACAGGAAGGATAATAGCTCAATCTATGATCCGTAGTAACGAGAATATAATTGAGAAAAAATTAAGTTATCCTGAGGCATCACATTGGATCATTGCAGAACACGTAATAGATCCAGAAAATTATGTGATAAGTAAAGGCTGCGTACTTTACGAACCTGTAGAATAAAATAACCCGTAATGGGTAGAGAGGTAGTTCTGTTAACTAAAAAACAGAACATAAAATTTTTTATGCTTGACGCAATTAATAAAAAAGTATAAAAACAAATATATTTTAATTAATTTTTAACAATTTTTACGGAGATTTAAACATGATTACAACAGAATATTTATTATCTATTAAAGATGATAAATCTATTTTAGCAAACCTTTCAAATAAAGATCTGTTCGAACTTAAAGAACAGTTAGTAGGGGTTAGGAAATTATCAACAATAGTAGAAGATTATATAGACAGATGTTTAGACAGGACAATCGGTCAACAGCTGCAATCTGAACTGGATACAAGTAAGTTAGACTCTGGTTCTCATACTTTCGATTATGAGACTGCCAAAGTCATCGCAAGAAAACCATCAACCATAAAATATGATGATGCTCAATTGCGAACGGCTTATAAAAATTTACTTGAAAAAGGTATTGATAAGGAAACGCTAGACAATATTTTTAAGTTTAGCGTCCTATCCTCGAAGTACAACACTGCCTCAGAAACAATTCAACACGAGCTGCAAAAGTGTAGAACTGTGACTATTGGAGAAGATTTAAAATACAAGGTTACTTTAAAGGGAGAAATATTATGAAGTTAGTAACACCTGAAGAACGTCTAAATCAAAAAAGCGGTGTAAAAGCCGTAATAGCTGGTAGGCCTGGAGTTGGTAAAACAACTCTTCTCTTAGGATTAAACCCTAAGAAAACTGTTTTTATAGACTTAGAGGCCGGAGATTTATCCGTTCAAGATTATAAAGGCTCAACCATTCAACCTGATACTTGGAATGATTGTAAAAATATTGCTGTATTAGCTGGCGGACCGAACACAGCGATTGTGTCAAAAGATCCAGCCAAACCAAAAGCATATTCTCAAGAACATTATGATATGTGTGTAAAGCATTTTCCGGATCAACATAAAGCATTACAAGAATGCGATACAATATTTATTGACTCAATAACTGTTGCAGCAAGATTAGCTTTAATGCATTCCAGACAACTTCCAGAAAATTATACTAAGTCTGGAGCCATAGATTCTAGAAACGCATATGGGTCAATGGGTCGTGAAATGATGGAGTGGTTAATATTCTTTCAACACATAAGATTAAAGAATATTATTTTCTGTTGCATCTTAGAAGAAGGCCAAGATGAAATGGGAAGAGTTGAATATAAACTTCAGATGGAAGGTAAAAAATCAGCTCAAGAATTACCGGGAATTGTAGACCAAGTTATCATTTATGATTTTGTTAATTCAGAAGATAAAGACGGCAACATGATACCTACTCGAACTTTTATTTGTAAGCCAGAGGGTCATCCATTTGCTAAAAGCCGAGCTAAAGGTGTAAGTGTTTATGAAACACCAGATCTAAATGCTCTTTTAAACAAACTTTCAAACAATCAAATAACAGGAGAAAAATAATGGTTGATTTTAATAGCGTAGATTCTGGGGAACGAAAAAATACTTTAATTCCAAATGACACAGTTGTCCCCGTAAGAATAGAGTTGTCACAAGAAAATACTGTAGACTCTGAAATGGTAATTAAAGGAGAAAAGTATCCACCCAATCTATTAAGAAGAGCTGATACAGGTATGTGTTACATTCCTGTAGCCTTTAGGGTTATTGGTGGCCCATACATGAATAGGCTTGTCTGGAAAAATACCAATATAGTAATGGATGGAGAATCTATCACTGACGGGCAGCAGAAAGGAATTAATTTTTCTCAGTTAATGTTAAAAGGTATATTGCTTTCAAATGCAAGATTGGGGATGTCAGATGTTTCTGATAAGTCTAAAAAAGTATTAGCTGAAACTATACCTGGAAATGATTATAGTGTTTTACATGGTATGAATGCAGTTGTTCGTATTGAAATAAAACAAGGAGACAATGGTTACTCTGATAGTAATGATGTTGCTCCATGGGGTATTTTAACATCTGATGATGGCAGTCAGTACAGCGATCATTTAGAATTTTTTGATACTCAAGTAGCTGTTTCATCTAGTGGTATGAGCGCACCAGCAAGTGCTGCTCCCGTACCTACATTTTCACCAGACACGGACAAACCTTCAACTCAATCAAAGGTTATGTCTAGTGATGATCTGCCTCAATGGGGATCATAATGAATGCTAATCGTGTGCAATCAGAAATAAAAAAACTTAACCAAGCTAAGAAAAAACTTGGAGAAGTTGAAAAGCTTATTTCTGAAGGTATAGATTCTTTATCTGATAAAATTTCTAGTGGCGAAATTCCCAACATAGAAACTCGTGGTCGAAAGATTAACGAGGAAAATCGTAATGAGATATACAATCTTCTTACGGAGGGAAAAACGGTGACTGAAGTGGCTTTAATAACAAAAAAATCTAAGTCATATATCAGTCAAATGAAATCTAAATTTAAAGAAGATTAGTGTGGCGAAGCGCCTAGCTATACCCGGCTAGGCGTTTCTTTTATCATGTGGAAACCTATCACAAAAGAGTTTGGAGGTAAACGTGTCTGTGGATTATGTGGTTCTATTGGCTACCATCCTTTTGGCATTTACGATTTTCATAGATCTAAACAAATAGGCTGGGTATGTTCATTAAAAAGTCAAAGATATATAAGTAAAAATTTAGGAGTTAATATGGAAATTAAAGATGCTGCAAAAGAAAAAGAATGGCTTTGCGTTACAGAAACAGTTAAGAATCAACTTTTTAATTTTCTAGCAACCGAAACAAGAAAAGATAAAGACGGGAACGAATGTCGTTTATTTGATAAACCTTTTAAAGATTTACATAGAGATGATGCAATTAAATTAGTTTATTGTGTGCTAGAAGGTTATAGAGACAATTTAAATAAAAGAATTAAATATGATGAAAGACAAGAAGGAAGAACGGTCTTAGCAAAAGAGTTTTGGGAGCCAGATGATGATATACCGTGGGTTAAAAACGAGGAATATTTCAACAGAAAAGATTAATAGGAGAAGGGTGTGGTTGATTTAAACGAAAAAGTTTTTGATGGCGATGTATCAGATATTATTAATGGATACATTGATAAAAGTTTGCAAGAAGCAAACAGACAAGAAGTCAGAAGAAGTTACATAGGTGGGTCNAGTATAGGAGATCCCTGTAAAAGAAAATTACAATATAGATTATTGGCTATAAAACCTGACAAAGAGTTTGAGGGAAAGACTTTAAGGATATTTGGGGCTGGTCATGCTTATGAAGACATGGCTATAGGATGGTTAACGAGAGGTGGTTTTGAGTTAAGAACAGTAGATCGTCATGGAAGGCAGTTTGGATTTAGTCATGCGGACGATAGAATAAAAGGTCATATAGACGGCCTTGTTACTAAAAGTCCTTTAGATGAAACGTATCCATATTTATGGGAGTGCAAGTCCGCTAATGATGCTACTTGGAAAAAATATAAAAAAAATGGTGTAGAAAAAACGAATAAGATTTATTATGCACAGATAGTGGTTTACCAATACTTTATGAACCTAACAAAGCTTCCGGCTTTATTTACGGTCGTAAACAAAAATACGCAAGAGATATACCATGAGAGAGTACCTTTTGATTCAAAGTTTGCACAAGAATGCACGGACAAAGCCGCTATGATTGTTGCTGCAACTGATAATAAAGAATTAATGCCAAGAGTTGCTTATGAGAGAGATCATTTTTCCTGTCGTTTTTGTGAGTTTAGTACAAGATGTTGGGAAGTAGATGGAGAAGTTTGATTCTATAGACATAGATTCTTTTAAGCTTAAATGCTCTACAAGACTTTCTGACATATTTTTTCACTTATTTCCCTCTGGAAGAATTAGAGGTAAAGAATTTATAATAGGTGACTTAAATGGTAAGCCTGGAGACTCTGTTTCGTTTAGCTTAGATAGTTCTAAGCTTGGAGTTGGCGGAGAGTTTAATGGTATGGGCGGCCATAAGATGTTTTCTGATTTTATAGATGTTTGGAAGCATAAAAAAGGCGTAGATTTTATAACAGCAGTAGAAGATATAAGTAACTTTATAGGAAGTCCTATAGAGAAAAGACCTGTTGTTGCTGCACCAGAGCCAATAAGAAATGTAGATCAAGACAAGGGCAAGGTCGTAGCAGAGCATACATACACCGATCCAAATGGAAATTTAATATGCACCATTGTTAGAAAACAATTTAATGACGGAAAGAAAAGTTTTTTACCTAGACTTGCAAGTGGTGATTTTAAAATGCCACTCGTCAGACCTCTTTATAATTTAGTTGATGTATCTACTTCTGATACTGTAATTATTGTAGAGGGCGAAAAATGTGCTGATGCATTAAAAACTATGGGGTACGTTGCAACATCTGCTATGGGTGGGTCAGGCGCTCCTTTAGAAAAAACTGATTGGTCATCCTTACAAAATAAAGAAATAACAATTTGGCCAGATAACGATGAACCTGGTTTTCATTATGCAGAATCTTTAGCCTCCTATCTTATACCTATTTGTAGATCAGTAAGAGTGCTTCAACCATCTAAAGGAAAACCAAAAGGCTGGGATGTAGCTGATGCAGTAGCAGAAAATTTTAATATTAATAAATTTTTATCAATAGAAGATTCAAATAGAAAAATTATTAATCTTATAGATTCTAGTTTATCTGCTTCTCGATACGCTCAAGGAAAATCACCACCTTATCAATACTTGGTAGAAGAAACATTACCAAAAGGAGTTGCTGGCGTTCTTGCTGCAACAGGAGACACCGGTAAAGGTCTAATAACATTAGACATGGGTCTAAAGTTAGCTTACGGAACGGTTGGCAAAGATAAAGTTTTTGATAGCCATATAACAGAAAATGGTTCTGTTGTAATTCTTACAGCGGAAGATGAAGCTGATGAAATACATAGGCGTGTAGAGTCATTAGATAGAGATGGATATAGATTTAGGGAAACAGGTCATGACTTAAAAATAATTCCTTTTCCTAATTATGGCGGAACAGTTCCAATTGTTACGGTAGAAAAAGGTAGGCCAACTATTACACCGGAATGGCAAAACATATGTGACCAAATAAAAAAAATTGAAGGGTTGGTAATGGTTGTTGTAGATCCACTTAGCTCTTTTATATATGCAGATGTTAATGCTGATCCAGCTATGGGTAGTTTTGTTACAGGATATTTTGCAAGTCTTGCTACTGAAACAAATGCTACCTGGCTTCTCATTCATCACATGGCAAAAGTAGATATTAAAAATCCTGTTACAACACCGGAGCATGCACGTAATTTAATTAGAGGTACATCTGCCATTGTTGATGGATTAAGATTTGCTATGGCTTTATGGACTCCTCCAGAAGGAGAGATAAGATATATTTGTAAAAGTTTAAACATAGAATTTAAAAGAAACAAAGTGGCTCACGGTGCTGTTGTTAAAAGTAATGGCCCAGCTAATAGAGAAATACGAACTTTTTTAAGAAATCCAAATAATGGTTTATTGGAAGGATGCACAAGTGAACTTGGATTGGTTCGTCACGGTACAGAACTTGATTTAGAGGAACTTGTTTCGTGCATCAAACATGCAGCTAGAGATGGAAAGCCATTTACTCAAACAGGTAGGGCAAACGGCATCGCTTATCATAAAGAAAGGCTTACAGACAGGTTCCATGACAGAGGTATAAATAATTTACAAGAAATGGTTCAAACGCTTATTGATCAAGGAAGAATTGTAAAGGCTACAGCCGGAGGATCTAAAAGTAAAAAATGGTTAGATGTTCCTGGTGGTCCTTTTGCTGAAGGTGATGGAGAGTTTACTACAGGTTCTTAAGCTACAAAGCTTCCATAATTTGTTTTATTATTTCTAATTCCCCATGAAAAAAGTTCTCCAGCAGGATTAGGGCCACTTTGAGCTGGATTAACAAAAGAAATTAAATAATTCATTAACTCACTATCGCTCATACCTGTTGCTTCTTTCTGTCTAGCCCACTCATCACCTAAATCTATATCTTTTATAACTTGTTGGAAGTTACTAAAGTCGGTGTAACCAGCGTCTAAAGCTCTTCTGATATCACCTAAAATAGTTTCTTTAAATTCAATTAATTGGTCTTGTAAGTTTTCTGGGTTTTCAAAATCAAATGTTCCTAAATTTTTTCTGTAAAGATTTGATTCTGGAATATCTACACCGCCATCTCTAGCATCTAATCTTTCTAAAAACCCGGTAACATCTTCATTGCCAATGGTATAGAAAAATCCATCAAGATCAGAGTAAGCTAACTGTAGATCACCTTTAATGTCTATTCCGTACTCTTCTTCTAGTGCTTGAATATCAGGTGAAATTAACTGGCCTACACCATCCATAAACATATTAACACCTTCGCTTGCAGCTTTATCTGAGTCGTAATCAGCTTGTGAATAAGATAAAGGCTCAAATACATCAAAGTCTATGTTACTGTATACAGTTCTATGAGGTTGCTGATCGTAACCATTAAACAAAGCATCCACTACTTCTGC